CTGTGTGGTACCCCATATGCGAATACCAACTATATTTTAAAATCATTCAGGCTCAATGGCTTTCAGTATCGTTCGTATGGTTTTGTAGTAATTTTGTAGTAGAAAGTTTTATGAGCCATTGTAAGGCAATGTTTCCAGCCTCCACAATGTGGAGACACCTATTCGAAACGATTATAACACCATGACCGCAACGCTACAAGCCTTCAGGAAGCGTTTTAATAAGTTCCTTGAAGGTTTGCTTGCCTATGGCACAAAAATGCCTTGTAGAGCCTCTTGGAGCGTTCTGTAACGATACCTGAATTTACACTATATAAATTTACTCAAAAACCTATATCCATATTGAAGTATATTCCGTATATGTATATAATTCTATATGACTAAATATTAATGAGGTGAATTATGGCTAAAGAGATCAAGACAAAGATACTTCTGACATTACCAGAGGATCTAAAGGAAGAACTGGTTAAGGAAGCAAATGCAGTTAACCGCAGCCTTAATAATTATATCTTCACTGTCCTGCTAGACAGAAAAAAGTAAACTAATAGTGCAGCCGGAGGAATGACATGATAGGAAAAGACAAAACCAGAATACTATTCACAATACCAATAGAGCTTAAGGAAGAAATGACCAAGAAGGCAATGGATGAGAACCGCAGCCTTAACAACTACATCATTAACCTGCTATTGAAGAGAGATAAGTGAGAGCCTTAACGGGCTCTTTTTCATTCCCGGCATTAGGACTTTATTCCAGATCCGGCAGAAAGTACCTTGCTCATTTTTGAGCACCCCCGGTCAAATATGACCGGCTATCCTCCCCGGGGAGTAGAGCAAATTCAAAAACGCACCTCCCCGCAGAGGAGAGTTTTTTTGACCGCCTCAATTTTGAGGAGATCCCCCCAATTTTAGGGAGATCTCACAGCGGTTTTTCCGCTGTGAGTTTCATGCGATACCCCGGCAATCTTTCCGAGTTCTTTGTTTGTTTCAATTCCTTGACCCTCCACAACTTCTTGGGTAGGGTTCTTTTTTGCCTGCAAGCATTCTTTTCTTAGCTTGTTCTGCAATTACATCTTTTAGCTTCAATGCAAGTCGTACCCTGTCTACCTCTCCACAATGTGGATGATACAGGCCCATTTTAACCCATTTGAGGCCCTTGCATTGCACCAAGGCAATTACCCTTGTAATGCTCTGGAAGCTCTCTGGCATTACAAAAATGAACCTCAACATAGAGTAAATAAGCATTCCTGAAGGCAATAAAAAAAGATGAGCCTTTAAGCAAGCTCATCCCTCTATAAAATATCGATTCTATGACGATTTAGTGAAAATACTTTTACATCAACCAGGTAAACCCTCGTTGATATCATCCTGTTTCTTCAAACGCTGCTATTGCTGCAGCGAATTTTCTTGATGTGTAATGGTAGCTGTATCCGATATCCTTTGAGATATCTTTAAGGTCCTTGTCGAAGAAGTACCGCTCTGAAAGTATTCTCTGGTGCATCGGATCATCAAGGCTGTTCACCCTATCAACTATGGCCTGCCTCATGCCCTCAAGCTTCCTGATCCTGTCCTCTTGCATGGAAATACATTCCCTGACCTTCTCATGCCAATCTAACCGCCTATCATATTCAATCATATCCCTTAAAGATTCAATCTCCCAACCTAGACCCCTGAAGTCTTCCAGATCCTTTACTGTCATAGCATCATCCTGAGACAAGCGATCTCCACAATCTGCTTGTTCTCTGTCCTGAAGTCGATTATATCGCTGTAGTAGATAGTCTTCCTTTTCTCAATGTACTCACCTGTTAAATAATCATATCCGACATATGAAATACTTAACCAGTCTGCACTGATCATACTTACCGCAGCTTGTATTGAGGTCTTTAGGCCATCTGAACCAAGGCTTGAAATTATCGTCAAGTTGTCTCCTGGCTTAATTAGACTTGAAGCGACTCTTTGAATGCTCCTGCTTTGCCTTGCTTGAAAGAGATCCTTTTCCCTGGTCCGTCTTATGCTTGAAGCGAATAGATCCGAATATTTATCTATGAGCTCATCAAGGAACCTGGCTGCAATCCTGCCTATGGCATTGTTTATTATCCTCTGGAGCTTACTTGTCGATATATTATAATCGGCTGCAATGTCCTTAACCTGTTTCTTCCCAATACGCTCAAAATAACTAAACAGGATCTTAATCTCTGTTTTATCCTGGATAACTTTTCCGGCCATTTCTACCAGATCCTTCTTCAAGGATTTCAAAACCGCAGTTCTTTCAATGCCATCAATGTAATCTGTTTTGTCCTCTACGATGTCGCTTAGCTTAAGATCCTCATCCTCTCCCATAGGTGCATCAATGGAAGCTACACTACAGAATACCTGCTTGAGTTCTTGCAAGTCATTCAAAGATATACCAGCCTGCTTTGCTATTTCTCTTTCTGTGGGCTCTCGTTGAAGCTTTTGAGCTAGTAGTGTCTCAGTATCTCTAACTCTTTTCATGGTCCTATGCGGCTCTTGTGGAACCCTAATGACCCTGCCCTTGTCATACATAAACCGGAATATTTTCTTCCTGATATGAATTATTGCATAGGTCGAGAAGGCCCCCTGACTTGAATCATAATCTCGTATTGAATCGTATAAACCAAGGACCCCTTCCTGAAAGAGGTCCTCATAAGAAATTATATCGTCATACTTAGGATGATTATTATAGGCCCATTTAAACCGCTTCAGTACTAGGTGAATAAGGCCTAGGTTATTCTCCACAATGCAACTTGCAAGGGCCTTCTCTCCTTGCTGGTATCGTTGAAGCATCTCCCCATTATCAATAATAAAACCTCCTCAACTTAATCAATTAACATTACTTTGCAAAAGATCATATTGTAATGCAAAGTAATACACGCCGGCGCGTAATTTGTCTTATGAATATATTGCAGTATTGATATATTAGAGTTGTAGTTTTTCTTTGTATATTTCTATGTCACGATTTAATTCATCAATGACTTCCTGAAGAATGAGCTTGCTTTGACCCGGTAATTCATCATTGAGCTTACTTTCAAATAACTCCTTCTGGTTGAGCATGTCGAGATATATTTCAATTAGAGGTTCGAATATATTAGGACTGAAGAAGTCATCTTTAAGCTTACTAAGAATATTCTTCTTGGTTTTATATCTCGTAAATTCATCCATAAGGCTACCTACTTGAAGGATCATCACTTAACGCTCTGATAGCATTAAGCAGTTTAGATTCTTTTTCAATCACTTTTCTTTTTGCATTATCGATAGTTCTTGGATTTAGCATAAGCCTGTCACTATAGATGATTATGTCTGCTCTTAATTTTTCATAGGAAGTTGCTTCAGCACTCTTCCTAGTACCGCCTCTCTGAGTCTCAACTTCTATCTCAAAACTTCCATCAATCATTTTTTCTGAGAGTATCATGTATTGTGCAAGCATTCCGGCATACACTTCAATCAGTGTATCGAATTCCGGCTTATATACCTCTAGCTGCTTCATGTTCTTCTTGACCTGGTTCCTGTACTTTCTCAAATATTTTTCATACATGAGATCACCTGCCCTTCTACTTGGTCATATTTGAAAGTGCATCTATCATTCTTTCCTCATAAATTTCAGTGAACTTTTCTTCAACCGGCCCCACATGCGGAAATGCCCTCGTCCTTGAAGTGCCATTCCTGGTAGCATGCCCCTTCTCTAAAAGATGAACCAGCGGACCGTATTTGAAGTTATATATTATTTTACTTACATTGCCAGGAGTGCTTGCATCCTTAATTCTCCAGTTCTTAGCGTATCCCTTCCACCCATAGTCCTTAGATCTTTGCGTGAGTTCCTTTTGTGCCGCCTTCGCTACCTCAGTTGCTACAATGTTCACTGTTGAATTCACATCTTTTAGGTAAGTTTGAGTTATTTTGTTGATCTCTTTAGATAGACCTACAATATTCATTTTCTTCTTTCCCATTGTCTAAACCCCTTTCAAAGTGGCATAAGTCAAAAATGTGGTAATTGATTCTATTGGAAGTGGTTCCCTTTCCCGATACCCTAAGGAGCCTTCAATATTCCAAAAAGAGGGGGGGGGATCATGATTAATACAGCAAAGTGAAAGTATTTAGTATCCACTTCCTTTTTTCTCAATCCTGATCCGGCTCCTCCTTGCAACAATATAATATTATTGTGCTAACGTGTTACTTCAATCCAAATAGCTCTTTAGCAGCAAGTACCAACATGTCACCTAATATTCTTTCCGCTCTATATAGGCTGTAATTAAGGTTGCTATTCATATAATCTTTTAAAGATGGATCGTTTGAATACTTTTCGATTAAGAGAGTTCTTAGTTTGAAGTCAATTGCCCCTTCAATGTTGTAAAGGGTTCTCTGTCGCATGGATTCTTCAAGCCTTAGTTTCTTCTTATTATCTCCATCAATCATCTCAATTGCAGTGGAGTAATACAGGGCTCTCAAGTATGTATCAAGTCCTGCGCTAACCAAGCCTGCCTTTTGAAAATCTGCCTGAATCGCCATGTACTCTTCATCAGTAACTTCTATCTCGATTCGGCTATGCGGTCTTCTTTGGTTTGGTTCATGAGGTTCTATTACAATGTTTTTCAGATTATGCCTGTTATTGATGGCATTCTTCAGAAAGTCCTTCCTTGCTTCTATTATTGAGTTATAAGGATTACTCTTAAGCCTTTCCCTCATCGCTTGAAGATATTTGTCTTCTACTCTCCAGTCAGTAACGAATCCCACCATTAGTGGCGCAGCTTCTTCTTCCTGTAATTTCTTAAGCTTTTCCTCATTCTTTCTTTTATCAATTTCCGCCTGTCCTTCTGCCTCTCTCACTGGCCTGTTGTCAACTATCTTCATTACTTGTTCCCCCTAAGCTTATTTATTAATTCATCCTTGCGCTTCTTAAGTTCACCGTTATCCAAGGTTGCCGGCTTTACTGTGGTGTCTTCTGGTAGTGTAATGTTATTTATCCCTATCTCGCTTGCAGCTCTTTTTATCTGTCCTTCTATCTGTTTCTTTGATACCTCGCTACCAGTCTTTTTCCATCTCTGGAATAGAGCTTTCGTACTCGCTATGAATCCCTTCCTCTTTTCGAACCTGTCTCCACTTTCCATTGTCTCAAGTTTCATCCTTCTTAACCTCCGTATTATTATGACTGCGCTTCTCCATGCTCTCGGAATTTCCTTTCATGTGATACGAATACTTACCATTACTTGAAGACATTAAGCCCCGGTTCTTGGCTCTCTTCTTGTTAGCTTTATCTAATTTCTGCCTGAGCTTCTTGGCATCTCCATGCAGATCATTAGTAAGCTTATTTGCATTACTTCCCATTTACTCCACATCCTCGATAATTAATATGTTTATAGCCTGCACTCCTTTGTCCGTATCCATCTTTTCAAACTCGACTAATGTTCCAGGTGTTAGATCTGATATTTGAACCCCTATCAAGCCGGTAGCGTGGAAGAATATCGACTGGCTTTTCTGGTCCTTTATGAATCCATAGCCGCTATCTGTCACGTTCCTTATCTTCCCTAGATACTTTTTATCATCCTTCATGATTTCACCCCTTTCTTGACTATGAGCCAAAGCCTTGTGGCATTTCAAATATGTTTTCCTCCCTTCTCGATTTATTTGGCCTGTCAGAACTCTTGTTACCCACAACTTGATTACCGGATCAGTACACGATTTATAAAGTTGATGAACTCTCTCGATGCTATCTTTAAGTTCCATTTCTCTTTACCTTCTTGAGTATGTCCTTCAATCGCTTCAGTGACTTGTAGTCTTCAAGGGAGAGTGCAGGAGCATCCTCCAGCTTATCGATGATATACCCCTCTGATCTATGGCCCTGGTAATCTCCATTACATAAGCCATGACCCTTGAGATCCTTGGTTTTGGGATTGATGACGAATACACTATTCTTTGTGAAGCCTATTGGAAAAACATGAATATAGTTGTCGCTGCCCTTATAGGTTCTAGCATCCTCGAAGATCCATGTCCTATACCCATATTCCATTGTTAGATATGGCAATTTCTTCAGGTCCAATTCCATTAGCTTTTCAAGCCGCTTGATTTCTGGAAGTATCATTCGATTCACCTCGCTTAGCTTGTTTTCGGCATACGGTATGCTGCAGCATCGTTGTTTTCGAGATCATCCAGGACCTTTAAGGACTCATCCAAAGTGTAGTAGTAACCAAGGATTACATGACCGCCATTACCATACACAATGCCATAGATGCAGTAATTCGGAAAATCCTCACCTGGTGAATCGTCTATGTAGACCCCTGCACAATTGACAAGCTTAGTTCTGTTCTGCGTTCTGATTTTTATCATTGATATCGTCTCCTTTTAGCGTGATTTTGGTATGAAGTATGTTCCGGTGCTAATATTTGAGGATTATTCCCCATGAGATGCAAATTCTCTAGTTGGCATACAATATGTTGGTTTCTCTGCCTTAATTGCTTCCTGGATTAAATCAAGTACATACTCTGCATCATCCTGGCTATAATAATGACCTAGAATAATTGAATCCTTGATGCTTAACGTAAATCCTTTAATCGCATGACTTGCGCCATGAATTGGAACATTTATTTCCTCTATGTACATGCCACTACATTTGACCAATAAGCCTTGAGATTGACTTCTGATTACGATCATTTATTTACCACCTTCACTTTTTTCAAATGGATTGAATTTATCCTCAGCCGGAATCATATCTATCTGTTCACTTGGCCCCGGATACAATTCAACTAGTTCGCCAGCTTTATGTTCTGAAGCCTTTCTTCGAGGCTGTTTTTTCGATTTTGGTTTAAATGTCTTCGCATGATTTATCTGGTGAAAATATGTCTGTACTTCAGGATTGTCTTCTTCAGGTTCATCCAAAAATCTCTTCCACCTGAAACTGTAGTAGATACCTTGACCGCTGGTTTCATCGACTTCCAAGATCATACCGGATGCATCATCAAAGTCCGTATTCACTCTTGGTAAATCTGGGAAGTAACGATTCTTTAAGACCTCGATTTCCCCTGAGTACTCATCATCCTCCCCATAATTTCTTTTTACTGCAATTATGTTGTCTGCCTTGTTGTATATGTCCGAGCTGCCGCTTATGTTCTCCATGTCCATTGAAGAGCCTTTACTGATAAGTTTGTTTGGATGTAATACAAGTATTATGTGCAGGTTCTCAGTCTTAGCAATGTCACAACAACGTTGTACGAAATCGGCCTGTCGCTCATACTTCTCATTGGCCTTCTCTACGGAAAGGACGCTCATCAAATTATCGATTACTACTAGATCGGGCCGGTTCATCTTGATTTCCATGTTTATCATCGAGAAAAGTTCTTCTGTAGTCTTAAGCCTTGACTCTCCCTTGTTGAATATCGTGAGCTTCCCTTTATGCCATCTTTTCAAAGCTGCTAACACTTCAGGTTTAGGCTCTTTGTAGTACCTCTTATTGACCTTCTTATAGTCAAAGTACTTTTCATCCCTGCCTACTACAGCTCTATAGAGATTGTTGATCAAGTGCTCCTGGAGCCCCTCTCCGGCCACTAAGAAAACCTTGTTATCCAAGTTGATTGCATTAGCCATGATCTGTGTGCAGAATGTCGATTTGCCGCCATTGCTCCTGCCTGTTATCAGTGTTACTAGTCCAGGTGCTAAGTCATTCAATCCATGATCTATCGAAGGAAGCCCTGTTGGAATGTATTTTCCATGCGCTGCATCAATACCCTTGTATGGTACTGCATCAAGGTTTCTAAGGCCTTCAATTTTAACTGCAGCGCTATCTATAAGGCTCATAATCTGACCTTCACCATGCTTCAGATACACCTCGTTAATATCTTTGCATCCTATGTACTGTGAAGGCTCTGGAAGCTTCACCTGGAAGGCAAAAGTATCTATAAAGGTCTTCTTCATGCCCTGTCCAGCCTCGTCATTGTCTGCCAGTACTATCAAAGCATTGAACCCTTCAAGGAAGCTCTTCTCTTTCTTGAATAGCTTGTCTAATGAATTTGCCCCGGTGCCTACGCTGCACACGTTAGTTATCCCGGCTTGATGCAGGATCATGCAATCAAATTCACCTTCTGTGATTACCAATGGTTCATCCTGCTTTAAGTTATCCTTGTTGAATAGCCCAAAATCGGACCCGGTGAATGAATAGTACTTAGTGCCTGATTCCTGAAGGTTTCTTACCTTTACCCCAACAACTTCACCATTTTCGATAAACGGAATAGCTATGTTCCCATTTGAATTACCAAGCTTGAAGTATTCTGCAGTTTCCTGAGTAATACCCCTTTGATTCTTTAGGTATTCAGCTTGATCCGGTGTTATAAGATAAGTCTTAAAGCTAGGTTTAGGCTTGCTGATCTGTATTGCCGGCTCGCTCATGTCATACATTCTCATTACCTCTTCATGTGTCTTATGTTCATACTTGGTGTGATACTCGTAAATGTCGATTAGAGTTCCACACGTAAAGCAATGAAAATTCAATGCGTCTTTGTGCCAGCCCATACTAGGATTCTTGTCATTGTTGCTATGTGCTGCCGAATTCGGACAACGGTATTTCCCATTCTTTTCAACCAGGTGAAGGCCTGAAGCTATTATGTTCTGTGCTCGTTGTCCTACTTGTTCTTTGAGTACCTGAATGTCATTCATGAACCCTCACCTCTCTTCCATGCCTTGTAGCGTTCTTGCTTTCAATAAGCTCTGCGATCTCTTCCTCGGTCATCTCCCTAACAGGCATCCGTTCCCGGTGCTTAGGCTTCTCTTCAGTACTAGCTGGAAGATAGTCCATATACCGCCCATTGAAGAAGGTGCTCCCATACATAGGCTGATACCAGCTTTTTTCAGTCTCGCAGTATTTCGAATAATTCTTGATAGCCATTACCAGGGAATCTTCTCCAATTGCCTCAAGTTTCTTTCTGGTGGTTTTTGAAACTGAGCCCTTACCCTTTTTATTAGGGTAGAGTCTCCATATCTTGTCAAAAAACTCATCATGTGAATCGCCTTTCTTTATATTTTCTTTATTCTTTCTTTCTTGGTGGAACAATTGTTCATCTGTTGTGGTGAAGGATTGTTCACCTGTTGTGGTGCTCAACTGTTCATCTGTAGAAGGATTGTTCACCTGTGGAAGAATTGTTCTATACCCCGACCATTGGTCAAAGTTCTTATTTATTGAAATAACCCTGCTTTCTGTTGTTGTGTGCTCATTTATTACCTGGATTACGTTACACTCAATTAATTTTCCTAGTTCCTGGCTTATATACCTTCTTGAGATCCCTGTTCCCTTGGTTATGAATGAAATTGATATTGCGTGACTTTTCCGACTGAAACCATATGTATATCTCATTACAAACAGAAGTATTCTTAACTGTGTAGCATTGAAGTTTGTTGAATAAATTGCTTTAACCAATTCATTAGCAATTCCGGTAAAACCATCTTCTTTCTGTGGATTAGCCATATACACCGCCTGGGCTATCGTATACCATGCGCTCACCTCCTTACCGCCTTAATGAAGTCCGGCTCCTCAATCTCCTATAATACTAGAGGCCCCCTTCAGAAAGGATTTCACTGCATCAAGCTGCATTTGCAAGCTTCTATTCTCTGCTTCCAGCCTAACAAGTTTCAATTCAATCTTCATTGAAGCATCACCACTATCAACCATAAGCAGTCTGTCAATTTCCGACTGAGGTATAAAGTAGTTTTTCCCTCTCTTGATAGCCTTTATCTTATTGCTTCGTATATTCTGCCGAATCAAGTTTTCTGTCATCTTCCACAGAACGGCCGCTTCGCTGACTGTGTAGTCTTTTATGACAGCATTGTTCTTGAGGTACTTATCTTTTGCAGAAAAATCAAATTCATAATCTTCCAACTCATTCACCATCCCTCGCCCATTCTGGAGGATTTTCCAGCGTGTAATACTTTAAGAACTGCTTTCCGTCCTGCTCGTAAAGTTCCGCAAACCCCTCCGATGGAATGTTGGAGGTAATATCGTTGTCATAATCTTTATATTTGAATTTTGTATTAGGTTCATTACATTCGCCTCCTTAATTCAAAACAATCAATTCTGATGTATTATCAAAGCTACTCGCAAATTCATCAGCCAGTTCCTGAAGGATTTGCTCTCTTCCGCACCTAGCGCCCTCTCTGGCTGCATTTCCTTCAACTGTGGTTATACACTGCATAATCATATTTGACAACTTAGTGCGATTATTGGAATTTATATAAAGTTCTGAAATGAATTTCATTAACTCCTTATGTGCTTCTATGACTTCAGCGGGCCTATTCACTGTAATCATGACTGCTTTTACTGATCCTATCTCTGTATATTCACTGTTCATTGTGTATCCTCCTCTAGCCATTCAAAGCAACCTTCTCTCCAACAACTTCTAATAAGTCGCTGCTTACCATGTTAAGGACCACATCCTTGTTGTATATGCTCATCTCGCTGACCTCATAGGCTATGTCAATGATGCTATCGTTTGCCCGGTCAACAAGCTCCTTCATATGCGGGTATCTTTCGATTAAGCTTTTCCTCTTATCAATCATTCCTCTTCCTCCCGATCTGGCTGTCTAAGCCTCTTCTTTAATTCATTCTCTTCGTCCGCTATCTCTGCTATTGCTCTAGCTCTTTCCTGCTTTGCTTTGTATGCCTGTCTGAGATCTTCCCAATCTTTATCTGATACTGCCTGAGGAACAATTTTATTCATCGCCCTTACCTCCCGATTAGTGAATCGTATTTACCTAGAAGAAACCACACCCACGAGAGCACCAGAGCAATATAAACCGCTACTTCAACCAGGTCAGAGAACAAGGCTTTATTTCTCATTTACTTTCCCTCTCTTTCTCGATGATAGAATCTATTGCTTTCTTTGCTGTTGGATCGCTTATTCCGAATGCGTTCTTTGAATCAAGTCTTTGTTCCTGATACTTCTTTCTTCTGTTTGCTCTCTGCACTTCTCTTGACATGGTTAATACACCTCCCGGGAATACCATCCGTGTAGGGAATTAGTTTGTATTGCTGAAAAACAGGTCTCCGACATTCGTTCCAAGAAGTTCAGCAATGGCAATTTTAAGAGGATCAGAAACATTTTTGGCAGATCCGTTTTCTATGAGTCTTAGATATTCGTAAGAAATACCCAGTATAGAAGCCATTTCTTTCCCCTTGTATCCTTTTTCGATTCGCCTAAGTTTAATTTTCATACCAGTATTCATTTTTTCTTCCCTCCTTAAAATAGGTACAATTTGTGCTTGTTCAACTGACAATTTGAATATAACGCACATAAAGTGCTTGGTCAAGTGGTTTTATCGAATTAATATTTTTATTAGCACATTTTGTGCTTGTAATCTCTGTGATAAAATTAATTGAAGTGAGGTGTTGTTATTGAAAATAGGTTCTAATATAAAGTCAATTAGACGAAAAAAAGGAATTTCACGAGAGGAACTTGCTGAACTTGTTGGAGTTTCAATTCACTCAATAGCAAAGTATGAGCAAGATACACGTGAACCAGATCTTGATACAATCCAAAGGATAGCTGAATCACTTGAAGTGAGTTCCTTCGAACTAATGCAACTAAGTCCATTAGAAATTTACAATGCTAAAATCGCCTTGAAGAAAAGCGAAAAAAACAATATTGAAGATCGTTTGGGAAAATTGCACATGATGCTAGAACGAGGTGTTTCAGAAAATCGAATAGAAGATATTAGATTTTCAATAAGCTCTGGTGAAACAAAAATTCAGGAAATCGAACGTGAAATAGAAGATTTGTATAAAGAGATTGCTTTGAATAAGGATGTCAGAGCAACCCAGGAAGACATAGATAAAATGTTTGGGCCTGAATTGAATCAGAATAAGGTTGATAGAAGCAATGATTTGTTAGAAGCTGCTTTCACGATGTCAAAGTACTTTTTCCCTGGAAATGAACCAAAGCAGCAGATTGAAATTCCATTTTCTAGAGAGGATGCTAATGGCATGATAATAGACGGATTCAAGAAGGTTCTCCTCAGCAAGAGACTTCAAGACATTGACTTTCTGAAGTATAAAATCCGGTACTATACCAGGCTTCTTGAAGAATTAGAAAAGGTGTCTGATTCAGATCCAGCATCGGAATAGGAAGGTGATCTAATGGCAACATTTGTTAAGAGAGGAAAGACCTGGACCGTTCAGCTTCATCTTACCGATGCAGAAGGAGCACCTATCCGGCCATCAAAGAGCGGCTTTCCCACAAAGAAGAGTGCTGAACTGTGGGCCAGCGAAATGGCTCTAAAGTATAATAACGGATTGAGCATGACAAGCTCTAAGATGCTGCTTAAGAATCTGGCTGAAGACTGGTATGAGAATGTATATACCAAGAAAGTCGCTATGAATACGGCCTATAATACCAAGTCCAGGCTTGAGGCTCACATATACCCGGCCCTTGGTGAGATACCATTGAATAAGCTCAATAATGTTATGATCCAGAACTTTTATTTCGACTTAGGAAAGAAAGGCTTAGGTCCAGCATCCTCCAAGAAGGTCATGAATACACTGACAAGCCTTCTGAAGTATGGAAAGAAGCTTGATGTTCTGTCCTATGTTCCCACAGATATCGAGAAGCAGCCAATTACAAAACCTAAGATAGGATTCTGGACTGAGGAACAACTAGAGCTCTTCCTGAAAGAAGTGAAGGGAACTCCCTTGTATCTGCCCTCATTAACTGTGGCCATGACCGGGCTTAGATCCGCAGAGCTTATGGGCCTTAAATGGAAGGCAATAGACTTTGAGAACGCTATGATGACCGTTGAGGCGCAGATCCTTAAAGATAAAGATAATGGAACTTTGATTTTTTCGGAGATCCTGAAGACTGATTCAAGCAATAGGACAATTACTCTCCCGGCTTTCCTGGTGAATCTGCTTAAGGACCACAAGGAAGGAAAGTATAAAGGTCCGAATCATTTCATCTTTGGAGATTCACAAGGTAACATGCAGTTTTATGACAATTTGAGGATGATGTTCAAGAGAAGAGTTTTGAGGATAAGAAGGACCCAGGAAGAGAAGATAAGGAAGGACCAGGAAGAGATCCAAGAAGGTCATAAGCTCTCTGACGAGGATATTAATGAGAAGCTGCTTCCTGAAATAAAATTTTATGAACTCAGGCATACCCATGCAACTATACTTCTGGCCAATGGTGAAAACATTAAGGTAATATCTGAGAGATTAGGCCACAAGAACATTAAAACAACCCTTGATGTATATGCTTCAGTAATGCCTAGAACCAAGGTTAAGACCGCTGAACTTCTGGATAAGCTTTTTAAAGATAATTTGTAGTAATCTTGAAGTAAAATTTGTAGTAATTATGTAGTAATCCTTGTAGTAATTGGTCATTGTAATCAGCACTGGAAGCCGTTTTAAATCTTGTAGTAACTTTATAAAAATCTGTTGTGTGCCTTGTAGTAGAATTCTACTTGAAGGATCGTGCAGCAGATTTTTTTCATACTTAAAATTTAATCAGCCATCCAATAAGACAATTTGTAGTAATTTTGTAGTAATTATTTTAAAATATGACCGTAAATGAGAATATATATCAGAATGCAAGAAAACCCCTCAAGCGTTGATTTGCAACGTTTTGAGAGGTTTTTCAAATGGTATAAGGTACCTATATGATACCTATCTGGTACCCCATATGCGACTCGAACG